GTTTGGGATTTAGTACCTGATTTTCCATTACCTTATCCACTTTTTGGTAAATATAAAATTGATATTGGTAAATTAATTTATTGGGAAACAAAAAATCATGTAACAGTAGAAGGTTTCTCACTTGATTGTTTTTGTTTAAAATAGAGGGGATTAAATTAAAGGAGATTTTATGGCTTTTGATAAATGGATTCTTAAAGTTCCAGATTCAAATCTTTCTATCGTTATTAAAAGAAATGATAAGGATAGTTCAGTAATTATTGGAGGCCATAAATTATTCCTCACTCAAATTGAAAATATTGTATCTTTATATTTTGGTAAGCCTATTCCAGAAAATTCTCATAGTCAAAGAAGTAGGATTAGGTTTATATTTAATCATATTACTATTGATGAATGGCAAATATTTATAAAAGCACTTTCTGACGATTTTATATTAGAAAGAGTTCAGAGCCATGGGAGGGTTATTTAAGTTTTGAGTTGGGAGGGTTATTTAAATTATGATAGATGATTTATGTTCAAAATGTAGGCTTATGACAGAATGCAATCCAAAAATTGTTGAAAAGTCATTTGAATGTTTCTTCTCCAGAGTATTTAGGAGAATTTTAAATTGGGTAAAAAGGTGGCGAATTTGTCAGAAATAATAGTACATATTGATATTACTGAATCAGTTAATAACGGTGAAATTAAAAATCTTATCCTTTGTCGTACTATAAAAGAAGAGTTTAAACTGATTACTTATGCCGCAAGAATAGCGGCTTATAAAACTGCTTTACGTAAAACAAGCGAAAAACTTCTAAAACTAAGCAATTCTATTTAAAATTTTAATATCCACGTTTTGCAAAATAATATATATTTATTGTTATGCGAAAAAATGGATATACACCAACTGAAGAAGATTTGGAAATTGCTTGGCGCATCAAAAAAAATCATGGAACAATCGCGACAATTTGTAAAAAGCTGAAAATTACAAAAGCTCAGTATGCCAGAGTCAGACCAGTCTTCAATAATTTTATTGTTCAGGCCAGGAGAAAACTCAAACATAAGACCGATAAAATCCGTCCAGGTACCGCAATAAAGTATTCAGTTATGAAAAAATTAACTGAACGAAGTGGTACTTATTATAAAGGCGGTGAATTAAAATTGAAACCAGAAGATATTGATTTAGATGTTTTACGGTCTTATGTAATTTGTGGTTTTACCAAAGATAAAATTGCTGCTCTTTTGGGAATTTCCAGAGGGACATTATTGAAACTTACCAATATGTCTCAAGATGTATATGATGCTGTTTATAAAGCAAAGCAAGAAGTAGCCGCTGATATTGTTCAAAAAGGTTTACTGTTTTTGTGTAAGAAACATAAAATTAAATCCACGCATTTTGCTTCGTATAAAGGAGAAATAACTACTAAAAAATGCTGGGAACGACATGTTCCTAATTTGGGTGCAATCAAATATATACTTGCCAATACCATTGGTTGGAAAAATGAGAATCAAAATCAAACTGTAAACAACAAAGGAGCAATTCTTAGAATGATAGATGAAATTGCTTCTTATGATGAATCTGAAGAAGATATTAGTGGGCAAACTTAAATTATTTAAAAAACAAAAATTCTCATATTGGAATGCAAACAAACGTTTGAATTTATGGGAAGGCTCAGTCCGTTCTGGTAAAACTCATATTTCAATTTATAAGTGGATTAAATTTATTGGTACTGCCCCGCCTGGGGATTTGATAATGACCGGAAAAACAAATGGGTCATTATACAGAAATATAATCAGACCAATGAAAGAATTACTTGGTGATGATATGAATTATGTTTCCAGACATGATTCAAGATTAATTGAAATGTGGGATAGAGAAATTTTCTGTTTTGGCGCTAATGATGAATCAGCTGAAGGAAAAATCAGAGGATTAACTGTTGCAGGTGGTTATGGTGATGAACTGACATTGTGGCCACAATCATATTTCAAAATGCATTTATCTAGGATGTCAGTAGCTAATGCAAAATTTTTTGGTACAACAAATCCTGATAACCCACATCATTGGTTAAAAACTGAAATAATAAATAGAGCACATGAATTGGATTGTATTGTATTTAAATTCTTGATTGATGATAATACTGCATTGCCTCCAGAATTTATTGCCGCTTTGAAAAAAGAGTATGTTGGATTGTGGTATCGCAGATTTATTCTTGGTGAATGGTGTGTTGCTGAAGGTGCCATATACGATTTTTTTGATGAATCAATTCATTGTGTATCCAGGCATCCAAAAGCGGAATATTATATTGTTAGTATTGATTATGCAACTGGTAATCCAACATCTTTTGGATTGTATGGAATTAATCGTAAAGCACGCCCAAAAATTTGGAGGGAACGTGGATATTTTTGGGATAGTGTTAAAGAGGGAAGACAGAAAACAGATTCAGATTATTCTAAAGATTTAAAAAAATTTTTGAATTATACTGGTTCTGATTTTACTAAACCAAAAATCATTCCTAGAAAAATACTTGTAGACCCTAGTGCTGGTTCTTTTAAACTTCAACTGAAAACAGATGGTTTTTTTAATGTTGAAAATGCTGATAATACTGTTTTAGATGGAATTAGAACACAAGCCAAAATGTTACAAAATGGTGAATATACAATTATCAAACATTCATCTAATCAGCCATGTATTGATGAATATTATGGTTATGTTTGGGATAGTAAATCAATGAAACGTGGAGAAGACAAACCATTAAAAGTGAATGACCATTCAAAAGATGAAGAACGCTATATATTGCATACTGAATTTGGTGAGGAAAAATTGGATTATCATGTTTTAACAAGACTTTAGGAGGTGTAGGTATGATTAGTACAATAACATTGACTAGATTAGTAATGAGACCAAAATATGGCGTTTTTGGTGTTTTAGTTTTGGATTGGGAACCATTCTGTGTTACATTGGAACCACCTGAAAGAAGTAATAGAAGAAATATTTCATGTATTCCAACAGGTCAATATGTTTGTCATAAATATTCTTCTGATAAATTTCCAAGTACATGGGAAGTTCAAAATGTTTACGACCGCAAGAAAATTTTATTTCATCCCGGAAATCTTGTGTATCACACAGATGGTTGTGTGATTCTTGCTGAATATTTTGGTAAATTAATGGGAGATTTGGCTGTATTGAATTCAGGGAAAACTTTTAAAAAATTTATGCGAATTACTGAAACATGTAGTGAATTATTTTTCATAATTAGAGAAGCATATTAAGGAGGAAATTATGCCAAGAAAAAAAATTGAGAAAAAAGAAATTAAAGCAGATGGTTGGCTGAATCTATATACTGGTATGGGTAAAACCGGAGTAGATAAAAAAACCGGTTATTCATATGGAACTCCTCAAATTATAGATAGGCAAGAATTGACTGATTTATATAGAGGAGATGGTTTCACTAAAAGAGTTATCAATTTACCAACCGGAGAAATGATTCGCAAGTGGTGGATTCTGCATGGTGATACTGATGGAGGTATCATTAAATATTTAGATAAAATCAGAGCCAGACAACGTACGTTAAAAGCTTTGAGATGGGCCCATCTTTACGGTGGTTCAATTGCTGTTATGCGGATTATTGATGGTGGTAATTTGGATATGCCATTGAATGAAAGTAATATCAAACGTATTGAAGAAATAAAGGTATATGATAGACATAGAATAACTTGGAATACTGCTGATATTTATGATGATGAAAATTCTCCTAAATATGGAACAATCCAATATTACATGATTAATCCAGTAGATTCTCTTTCTAGTCAACCTTATCGAGTTCATGAATCGCGATGTTTAATTTTTGACGGTGAAGAAATTGATGATGATTCAAGACAGGCCAATAATGGTTGGGGGGATTCTATTATTCAAGGAGTTTATTCTCAATTATGCGATTTAAGTGCAGTTTATCATGCTTCTAAAAATATTGTAGATGATTTCATACAAACAATTTTGAAAGTTGATAATCTACAAGAATTGCTTGCATCAGGTCAAGAAGAGTTAATTAAGAAAAGATTGGATATAATTGATTTAGGTCGACATATTATGAATACAATTTTATTGGATTCTAAAGAAGAATATCAAAAAGAAGCATCTAGTATTTCAGGTTTGCCTGATTTATTAAATAAGCATAGATCGGA